CTTTACGCGAAGGCTTTTTGACGGGGCGATCGTCTTCATCGTCATCGTCGGCTACCTTACGTGACGATTTCTTAACGGGGCGGTCATCCTCGTCGTCTTCATCGTCATTAAAGGCGCCTTTCTTACCTTTACGCATATTTTGGTACTCTTCATCGATACCAAACTCGTCGGCAACGCCAACGCCGCCACCGCCAAGCTGTTCGTCATGGTCGCGCAGGACCACGTTACCAAGGCCAAACGATACCCCACGGTTGCCATCGACATCGTAGGTATAGGCGCGGACAGTGGCCACGCACCAACGGCCCGGATAGATCTCTGGCGCGTCTTCGTCCTTAATCATGGTCTGTTCGACATCATCGAAAATCTGAGGACGACGTTTCGCCGAGACACGGATCAAACGCCAACCTGGCTCGTAGCCTTCGTACTCATACTCACCCGCATCAAGGATTGGTGACTTGAGTTTCTTAGGTGGTTTGTCGCCCCAATCTTCCTCGATCGCGCGGTCGATATCTTTCTCGAGCAGGCGGATGCTGAACTCCGGTGGAATCAGCAAGGACAACTGGTATTTCTTCGCGCTGTCCTTATCACCTTTCTTCGATGGGCGTGGCGTGGTGATATAAGGGAAGCTCATACGGGCCAAGCACGTGATGATGTTGTTCCCTTTCTGAGAACGCTGACATTTCATCAGGTCCTCGTCGATACTCATGTAATCAAATTTCTTCTTAGCCATAATGGCCTCCTTTAGTTAAAGTTTGCCAACCGAACACTATGTTCGATTAGAGATACCAAATTCCTCCTCGATCCCAACATTGAGATCGGGGCGGGGGTCGCCCTCTTGCACCAAAGATATGCCTTTGCTTTGGCTGACCCATAGGTGCTCGATGGTCTTTTTGGCTTTCTTCCCCAAATACGCTTCTACCTGTGCCGGCGTTTTCAGTTTCTTTGGGTGGTAAAGCTGCTTCGTGGAGAAGCCCATGTCGAGTAACTCATCGACAATAACTTCTTCATTCCGCCATACTCTCCGGGGTTTTGATTGAACCAGCCGAAATCCCGGAATAGTCCTTCCGGCCAGTGCTTCCTTGTGCGCGATCTGACGAACGCTCTTCAGGAAATTATCGATAACCTTGCCGTTGCTGAGGATATGGGCAAGGCGCTTTGGTGATATTTTGTTTGGGTCGCTCACGATGATCTCTCCGTCTTCTGTGAAATCCGCTCTAATAATGTCATACACATACTGCTCGAGGGTTTGGCAGATCCCGGCCGCGGGGCAGAACTTACACCAATCGCCAGCTTTGAATTCGGCTTCAGGATCTTCGGTGTTGCGGGCGGCTTGCTGCAGTTCCTCGATAAAATCGAGCATGTCATCGACAGTCGTTGACCATCTGCGGATAGGCCCACGCTTATGCGGGCAGCGAGGTTGCACAATAACCAATTCGATTCTGTCGATTGGTCGGTTATGTTTTCCTGTGAGTGCTCCGAGCGCATAATACATCAACTGTGGGTTTCGTTCGACTTCGACGGCAATTCCCTGCCCATGCTTATAGTCGAACACAACCAGCTTTTTGGATTCTGGACAATAGACCAAGCAATCGTTGGTCCCGAACATACCTGGGTAGATATGAGACAGATCGAAACGCGACTCGATATAAACTTCGGGTTCTTCAAACTTTTCGATTTCCGCGCGAACCGTGTCGAGATAAACCTGTATGGCATCAGCCATATCGTCATCCACATAAATCGCTTCAAACTCATCATTCGCATCATAGCCCTCCACCAACTGGCCAATGAATTCTTCTGCGTTCTTATCTAATTCGAGGCATTTCTCTGCAACAGCGTGCGCGGCAGAGCCCTCGCGCGCGAACACAGTCTGGATGTTCTCAAGCCCTTCAGAGAGCTTGATGCTACCAGGGCACTCCATCCACCGATGGGAGGAAGAAGCACCTAAAACTGCGTGCGCGCGGAGGGTCATGCTCTTACTCGTCCGATGCTTCTACGTCGATGCTTTCAGGGTCATCAATCACTTCTTGGCAGCGGTCGATGAACTTCTGTATTTTCTTCTCTGGGACGGACTTAGCTCCCGGGACGCCAAACTCAGCGAGAATTGCGCGCGAGTGTTCAGGCCCTAAGCCAGGGGTGCGGGCGACACGGCGAATCATGATACGGCACCCATCAATCGTTGCGGGCTGATCGCCACCGTCATCAACGAGTTCTTCAGGCTCCTTCGCCTTTTTCTCTGGCGCGACGGGCTCTTCCTCGTCCTCTTCCACGGCTTTGGCTTTTGCCTTAGCTTTCGGTTTAGGCGCTTCTTCCTCTTCGTCCTCTTCTACCACTTTCTTCTTCGCTTTTGGCGCGGGAGCTTCGTCCTCGTCATCCTCGACTACCTGTTTTTTCGTGGATACGCGTTTAGCTTTCGGCGCAGAAGCGGCTTCTGGTTTCTCTTCCTTCGTCCCCGGCCCTTCTACTGTCGGGTGCGGCTGCACCTGGCCTGCGCCACCACCTTGTGGCGCTTGAAACGCAAGCTGAAGGTTCATCAGGAAGGCCTTGAATTGTGTGGCTGCATCAACGCCGTTTTCCGCGTTGATCTCAATTTTGAAAGACATATCATTCTCCAAATAGTTCGTCGTTTTCATTCGCACGGCGGCGAAATGCCGCTGTGATTTTCCCGTGTAAAGAGCCTGCTATTCCGGCAAACTCGATAAGCACGGGGCTTTGCTGACCAATGCGATCAATACGATCCATGGCCTGTTGGTTATCGCTGGGAACCCATGAATACTCTGCGAGCAACATCCGGCTGCTAACCTTCTGCAACCCATCGAGCCCTGTCCCGCCAGCGTTAATCTGAAGCACAATCGCTTTTACATCTTTTTCATAAATGAACTCCTTTTTTGCTTGATCTTTATCACTCTCGGACATACCCCCACGGTAAATCACGGTTCTGATTTTGTGCTTTTTCAGACCATCGTGGATGCCTTGAATTACTTCGCGGTGGTACGCTACGATAACCAGTTTATCTTCGCCATTGTCGAATTTATCGAGCGTCCATTCTACTACCGGCCCGATAAGCAACATCCCTGTGTAGCGACGTAAAGTGGCGGATTGGTCTGTGATACGGTCGAGCCCTTCGATGCCGTGGCGCTGCAGTGTTTTGCCGACCAACGCTCCTTCAGAATCGGCCTCCATTTTTAGCAAAGTCTTTAAGCCGCTACCCACATCGAATTGAATATCGGATATGAGTGGCTTCTTCCAATCTTTGCGGACTTGTTTTTTCGTGCGCCGTAGCATGTATGGCGCAAGCCGCTCACGTAGCTCCTCGACATTCTTATGGCCTTTTACCACAATGCCGTAATCGCCCTCATAGTATAGGCAATAGCGTTTCACGAAGGACCAGTAATCCATAATGCCCCTGTGGCGCACATGCAGGCTCGCGGGCACGACTGCGCGCATCATGGGGTATAGGTCACGGGCGTCCTTGGGCATCGGGGTCCCGGTCATGCACCAAACACGATCTGCGTCTGCGATGAATCCGTCCTCGCCATAAACCATAGTGCCGTAGATGGCGTGGGTGCGTCCACTCGTGGCGCCCTTCAGGTAATGCGCCTCGTCAAGCGCCAGCGCCCCCATCTTAAGAGGCAACCCTTTATCGCGCGCCGCGTTGTAGCTATGCGCGCGCTGTTTCTTGGCATGAGACTCATTGGCCATGGTGCTGACCCACTGTGTTCTTACACTCGCCGGAGCTACCGCATCGAAGGCCTCCATGCCGCACAGATTAGCTGCAGTGATAGCCTGGATTGTCTTTCCAAGCCCAGGCGCATCCAATAACAAAGCCCGGTGGCGGCGCGACAACCATTTTGCGCCTTCCTCCTGAAACGGGAACAGTGTCATCGTGCTCATTTAATCTAACTCTCCAAGCTCTTCCGGGGTAAAGGGTAAGCGCACCTCAATGCGTAAAGCGGGTTTGCTGCGGTAAACTTTGTATGCGTGTATGGCCCATACCAGCTTATCATCCGTGATGACGATGTTATTGATGCCATCAAGGGCTGACTTAATATAGTTATCGATATCAGGTTTTTTATCTGGCCTAATTCTGCCGGCGACCATCTCAGCGAGTTTTCGTTTCGAGGCTTTGGGGTAGGGCAAATAGACATGGACAAAAACCTCCACAGGAACATCAACAGGATCTCTATCACCCATGGCTTCGCCCGCCGCGTGGCGTATGACCGCCTCGTATTTGCGGGTGTGGGCGGGGGTGAACACGGTGATGAAGCTCTTATCACCCCGTGTCACCCTCCCCACTCGGCCTCGGCCCTTTGCTTCGGGCTTACCGGCGATTTCGATTATGATGCTGCGTTCTCTACGCATCCGACACAACCTCAAAAATAGCCGATGCAGGCATACGCTCCATACGGTGTTGCGGGCTCAGAGAATTTTCCGTGCCATCCACCATAGCTGCGAACCACACGTCGTCATGCAGCTTAGTGATCTTCCATACAATCACCGCAGACTCTTGCGTTTTGAACTTCATCCCTACTTTCGGCTCGTATTGGCCGTACGTCTTCTCGGGTTGAAGCAAAGCGCTGATCTCGTCTTTAGACAGAGCAGTGTCACGGTTGATCGGGTCCTCGACCACAAGGCCGACTGCCGCTGCCTCTTTTGCAGCTTGCTCCGCTAACATTTGAGGGACCAAGGTGTGGCGGTTTTGCCAAAAAGAGTTACTATCTCTGTTGATCCCGATAGGCGCATCAGAGTCAGCGGCTTCGAGATTTTGCTGCGCGACGCTTTCCATCACGGCGCACTCGGCCGCGATCGCCAGGTACGCAGCGCCATCGATATAGTTATCATCATGGAATGCCCCAAGCGCAATCCGTGCGATCTTAATGAACACCCGGCTGATGGCTTCCTCGTGAGCTTTACCATGGCGGCCGTTAGCCGCCTCACGATATAGCTCACTGAATTTAGCCGCCAATAGCATATCATCGTAAGGAGCGCCGTATACGTCATTGCGTACGGTAGTGGTCAGGCGCTTCGCCTCTTCCAGAATAATTGCGCGGTGCGACTGAGGACTAATTGGCTGCATTCTTTTTCTCCTGAGTGAAAGTTTTCATAAATACTACTGCTCGGCTTGCGGTCTTCATACGAGGGGACAACCCCCGACGAAGATCGCCAACGAAATTGGGGTTGTTGAAAGCGCGAATACCGAATTCTGTAACCGGCATGTCATGTCGTTTACAAAATGCTTCGATATTCTTAAGAAGTTCAGATTCGTCTAACATGGCGTGACCTTATACACACGTTTTCGTTTTTGCAAGCATAGAATTTCACTGAAGTCATAATTTTCAGATTGATTTATTTTTGTCAAGCTGCTTCATTGTCTAAATTCTCAATTCGGAAGTAACCCCGAAAAAATAAAAAGATGGTAAACCATGAGCGCTAATGTGAAACAGGCTCTATCCCTATTAAAACGAGACTTTTTCCTATTCCCTCTTGAAGAAGAAGGGAAGACACCGCGCGACGGTTTTCACTGGAAAGCGCGCGCAACGCAAGACGTAGAATTCATCAAGAGAATGTTCTTCGTGCCGGGCGAAATGAAACTCTTGCGCCCATGCAATCTCGCTATCAGTTGCGGGCCCTCGGGTATCATCGTTATCGACCTCGATGTGAAAGACGCGCTATGGGGCCCCAAAGACCCGGCGAAGCACGGTGTTAATAATTTTAGAGCATTGGAGAAGAAGTATGGCAAAGTCAAAACGCTCACCGCGCGCACAGCGTCAGGAGGGCTCCACCTATTCTTCAGAAATACAGCCGGGCTTGGGTGCAGCACCGGATTTCTCGCGCCAGGAATTGATACTAAAGGTATTGGTGGATACGTCGTTGCACCCGGTAGCTATGTTGTCGATGATAAGGGACGTTATGAAGGGCCCTACGAATGGGTGGACCCCTCAGTTCCAATTGTCGACCTGCCCGAATGGCTTGCAGATTTACTCGCCTCCACCAAACATAAACCCAGAGCAGCTAGAGGGGCCGTCGAGATCGAAGATGATCCGCGAGATATCGAAGAAGCTAAACGCTGGCTCCTCGAAGACGCCGAGCACGCGGTAGAAGGGTCCGGTGGCGATCATACGACTTTTGCTACTGCAGCGCATTTACGCGACCAGGGCTGTTCAAAAGAAACAGCGCTTGAGTTGATGCTTGAGCATTGGAACGATGAATGTTCGCCGCCATGGGACCCAGAAGAATTAGCCGAAAAAGTCGATAACGCCTATCGCTACGCGCGCAACCCCACGGGCCACTCTTCCGTTACAAAAGAAGCCACGCTCGAAGAGGAGTTTGGCAAACAGGAGCGTGGCAAAACGCCGATAGGCATTGTAAAATTCGATCTCGATGGCATACCAAAGCGCGATTGGATTTTTGGCAATCTCGCACTCGCAGGAAATGTCAGTATTGGGGTTGCGCCACCGGGTGCTGGTAAATCGACCTTCACCATCAACGCCGCACTCTCCAAAGCCTCTGGCCGCAACCTGCTCGATCAGGACCCCATCAGAGCCGGGAACGTGTGGCTTATCAATAACGAGGATACTGAAGACGAAATCCGCCGACGAATTGCTGGGGCCATGAGAGCGCATGGGGTTTCCTTCGATGAAATCACTACCTGTGACGAACTCGGCAACAACGTGAAACCGCGCATCTTCTTAAACAGCGCTGACAATGATACGTTCCGCATCGCTAAACGCGCAGGCAAAGGCGAACTCAAGCCGAAAGACATGCAGTGGATGATCGACCATATCACGGAGAATAATATAAAAATGGTTGTTGTCGATCCGCTCGTATCCACGCACCCGGCTGCCGAGAACAGTAACGAAGAGATCGAGGCTATGGCCGATATGTACCGTAAAGTGGCGCAATGGACAGGGGCCGCGGTGATCCTAATCCACCACACCAAAAAACTCGATATCGCTGCCAGCACAGGCCACAATGGCAACATTGATACGATACGCGGGGCTTCAGCACTAGCGGGTGTCGCCCGTATTGTTTTCACGCTATTCACCATGGATGAGAAGAGCGCCAAAGAGTATGGCGTCGATCCTGAGAAACGCCGCAGCTACATCGGTCTCGCCATGGCCAAAGCGAATATGTCAGAAATCGATATGAGCATCGTGTGGTATGAAAAATTCGGTGAGCGCATTGGTATGTCGGCCAGTGACCCCGATGGTGAGTCGGTGGGTGTAATTCGGCCTGCTCACTTACGCAGAGTATCGAGCCCAGAGGATTTGCGTGATGGCGCGAGAGAATTGCTGCATGACGCTGAGGAGTTTTGCCACGGGAAGACCGTCCGCCTGCGCCAGCTATGCGAGACTATCGTGGATAAATCGAGCACCTTCATGGGCAAAAACGCCAGAACACTCGAACGCACGCTTCGTCGGCTATTTCGTGATGGTGAGAGGGCCATCAAAGGCAAACGCAATACGCTGAAGCTCATAGAAATCGACTCTCATTTACGCCATGGGCCAAAGAAGGTCCTCGCCATCTCCCTCTCGCCTTTCACCTCCACCCCAGAAGAAATGGAGCTTATGTGAGCAAAAAACCTCCTGTCACTCGCCTGCCCGCCGCTCCTGCCCATGGTGTTGGTGTGCGTATTACGGCTTACGGCTACAACTCTTCGCACTCCTCTACTGACTTAGAAGGCAGGGCTCCGATATGGGAAGAACGCGGAGGCGAATCTATCCACATCGCTGTCATTCTGCAGATGATCCAAGACCTGAAAAGCAATTGCAGAAAGGGAGAAGCCGCGCGATTGAAGAAAGACGCGGAACGCTGGTTCGCTTCAGGAGATTTTATACTTACTTGCGAACTCGCGGGGTTAGACCCTGATTGGGTGAAAAGAAAAATGGCGGAGGCATCTTCTCGAAATTTTCAGTGGCGCCTCCCCAACGGCCAGGGGTGGCGCACAAAGGGCCGCCGGGAAAGAGAAGACCATGAACCTGTCTAAGATGTTTCTCGTTGCCAAAGAGCGCAAGCTGATTCTCGGCCGTCTGCATCAGGTGCAATACGTCATGGGTGGCGAGCACCGCAACGATTCATGGGAAGCGCATTTCCATGATGAGAAAGGAAACTGGCAAAGCGGGCATGGGCGTTCGCCTGATGCTGCCGTAGCCAAGGCTCTGGGCATAGACCTCGGGCTAGACAAAAAGCCAACCACGTACACAGAAGAGGAGTTCGACTGATGACTATTCGTGAATCAAAACGTCTCAATTACAAAGACGCCATCGCTGAAGGCGCATTTCGCATACGTGATGAACTGCACAACCCGATTTACACTGCTCTCCGCCCCTCAGATTCCGATGCGGCCATGACTGCCGCTGCGGTCCGAGTCATCCAGATGGTTGAGTGGCAGTGCGGTATGCCATGGGAAGCTATTCTTGACGTGTGCCGCAGGCCGCCTACTGTGCGACCTGAGCCCAAGGGCCCGCATACAGCCGCAGAGCAAAAACGTCGCAACTATGATATGGTGGACGATCAGGCAGAGCACGCTGAGAAGATGGCCCAGGACCCGATCACGAAAGCCAATCGGGAGTTTGGTATGCACGTCAATAAAGCGCTTTCAGAACGCACAGATGGGTGGAAACTATGAACCGAAATGCTGAAGAGGAAGCCGTAGGCGGCTTCGACATCAATCAGAGCTATCACACCAGCGGAAGCGACGTTCGCTTACCGGATGATATGTTCGATAAGCCAAAGCCCCTCCCGCCACGCGCTGAATACGAATTGCTGCGACGCTCGCACGAGATGATCGGCGACTTGCTTACTGGCGTCCCGTATAATCAGAATGACTTATTCGCCGCCGAGAATCTGTTGCAGGATATTCAGCGTTATCTCGAATGTAACGGTCTCGGCGCATAGCCTCTTTTACTTCCCAGCCAATCGCCACCACAGCGCACAGTACCGCTGAGGTCACTACGCCATAGGCAATCGGCATCCAGAATGAATCATTGCTACTCATCAAAAACTTCCTTAAGAGCGGCCTCATCTGTAGTGAAAACTCCAGGCGCGACCAAAGTTTTATTCGGCCCTAAGCGGCCATTAAGTGGGGGCTTGAAATGCCGAATAAGCGCGCCTTCAATTCTGTCTAAATCATCTCCCGGCCAAGGAAGAAATAATACCTGATCGAAAACCTTGTCCTTAAGATGTGATTTTATTCGAGAAGCCGCGCATTTGGCTTGACCGATGTACTGAATTTTATTCTCTAAACAGAGGAAATATATGCCAGTACGCCGATATTCACCGGTTATATCGTACAAGCGCTCAACCTCGGCTAATTCTACGGGTACTTTCCTGGCGTTCTTTTCTCTTAGCCCTGCCCCGATTTTAATAGGCTCCGGCAAGTCTCTCCCTTCAACACGTGAAAGAAGGTTCACCGCCGCCCACCGTTTCAATTCTGGGACCCTAAAGAGCGGGGCGCCATTATCTATCCGGTAATGGGGCGCAAATAGACCGTCAGCTAAGGCTGTGAGCCTCTCCGCTGATATATGCACCTCTGAAGCCGCTCTATCTGCGTCTACAAGCCCAGAAGGGTATTGATCGGTGAGCGCTTCTACCTTCATCATACATCCATCCTATAGAGCAGGTTCATTCCACCGGCTGGCGAGCCGATGCCGTTGCGATCGTATTTGCATTTCGGGCACGCATGGTCTGGCTTTCCCTTCTCAGGAAAAACGCCCGTGTAATAGGTTCCGCAGCATTTGCAGGTGGCTTCCCATGAATTGCGATCTAACGCAGCGAAAGCCTCGTCAATCTCTTTAGGCGTCATCGCCTTAGTGTGGTGGCAAAATGTCATAAACATTCCTTATAAATAATCGCGCCTATCATCAGAATCGCCAGCAACGTAACCACGATGCAGGCGTTTCGCTTGAATAGGCGTGTTTCCTCTTCCATCAGCGCGACGGACCTATTCCAAGCCTGTTCTTCCAGCCGGTCCTGCTCCATACGCATTTGCGCCATGCCTCGCTCTAACTCTTCATTAGCGAGTTTCCTGAGCATCTCCGTTGTTGGTATATCAGGGACAAACGTACGGGTCATAACCACCCCGGCCTTCTAATCGCTGCGCGCAACATTTCGTCTTCATCAGCAATAATTTCATCTATGCTCATACCTCGGCCTTTATGCCCGTTATAAGCGTAGTCGAATAAGCGCACACGTAAATCCACTGACAAATCCCGCAATAGCACGTCGGGCACCATATTCCGAGCTTGTGCTATTTGAATAGCGCGAACTAACTTATCGAAGTCATCGCCCCGGGGGGTAACAAGCGGCGCGATTGCCGAGCGCGCATGAAAGAAAAACCTGTTTAGACGCTCATTAAATTTCGGAGCTATGCCATGCTCAGCTAATTCGGCAATAAGCTCCTCAGTAACTTCGAAACTAACGCTGTGTCGTGCGGGTATAGTCGAAGGTATAGCTGTCGGGGCTTTATAAACCGCAGGCCATTTCAGGACGATATTATCAATGCGAAGCGTATCCATAGCTAATCCAAATCGTTAAAGTTATCTAAGTTACCACGGTTTATCTGCTCTCGCCGATTCTGCAGTAACAAGCGGATCAGAATAGCTTCCGTATGGCCGACAGGCGCACGGCCTGTTACATACCGGCTGACCGTCAGTTCATGCTTGCCTATGGCATTAGCAAACGCACGTTGCGCGCCCGAGTCTTTGCCGTAAAGCGTCCGCACGGCCTCGCGCACCTTCTCGGGCCGCATATATGATCTAGCTGTCACGGGAACCTCCCATTAGCACTGCGGCAATAACGGCCAAAACAACCGTAGCAACTGCCGCAACACGCCATAAGGCGTATTTCAATTCCTGTCTCATTTCGGTCTCCGCTTTTCTCTGGTGGGGTGTACCGGCTCCATTACCCAGCGGCGCTCGGGCGCTTTAAGCTGCAGCACTGCGGCGAACCATACCGCGCCTCGCTCTGTGAGCTTCCACCCAACAAAGCGCTGATCGACATAACGCTCCTCGATCATGCCTGCCTTATTCATAGCGCCATAGGCGGGCTTGAGGTCGGCGCTATCGGACTGCGCCGCAATAGCAATCGCCAGTATCTCGTCTGTTGTGAACACTGTCATACGTTCTCCTTCTCTGGCAACCAGCCAAACGGCGGAATCCCGTCCACTATATTTTGCCAATGCTTCAGCACATTTGGATGGGCAGAAGGGTTGCTTTGCAAATTCTTAGCGGCGTGCTGTTGAAGCCATTCCCACGTAGAAGCACTTATCTTCTGCTCAAACTTATCTGAATTCTGAGGGTATAGCATGTCCCCGAAATTCATCATACGCAGCGGCTTGTCTTTGTAATCGAAGCCCCATTGCTGAATGAATTCCCACATGACTCCCCCTGCTTGGAAGCCTGTAATACCGCCCTGTGGCGTGCGGTTCATAGCCCACATAGCCGCGAGCCCTACCGCCGTCACTGCATAGCAGATCGAGCTGTAGCAGTGGTTATGCTTACTCAACTTCGCTACGAATTTCTCAAAGGGGCTCTTTTGCCACGGCCAACGCTTATCAAAACTCATGCTCTTATCATGAGCCTCCTCATACCATTTATCCCTGAGTTGCAGCACTTTCTTATCTTCATCCAACGATGTATCATCTGCGGCCTTAGTCATGTTACCCTCTCACTTTCTTGCGCCATTGTTCAAATTCTAACGGGCGCTGATTCGCATTCTCGGCGCGTGTGAAATATGCGTCATACTCCCGTAATTCAGATTCATCCGGCGGTTCACCGTTTAGAAACACCAACTTGGTAATGCGGGCGGATCGTTTACCTGGCTCCGTCCCTACGTTCATGCTGCGGCCAAGCGCGTAATAGCTTCGCACGTATTCAGGCGAGCCATTGATACATGCCCTTAGCACTACGCCATTATCAAACGATACTTCCACACGGTGCATAGCCTTAGCTCCTATCCAAACGTCACCATTACCGGCTCGGCGATATAGCCCTCTGCCGTGTCAGGATTGTCATAGTCTTTTATGAAGACTTCCGTATTGAAAGGGGCCTCGGCCACATAAGCCACACCGCCCGACACTTCGATGACAACCCGTTGCTTGCATGGGTGAGGGGCGCTTGCTTCGCGCTTCTCGTAGTCATGCTTGAACACGGGCGGGCGCTCGCCTTTAATCAGCGCCATAACCTCTTCAGCGGCGGCGCGTGTCTTAAAGTCACCTATGGCCTGCACGCCCTCGCCTGTAATGTGGCCATATAGCGTCCAGAATGTGGCCTCACTATCATCCACTTGCTCAGTGTATTTATAGCGTGAACCGTCATTTTTGGCATGGGCAAAGAAGTCTTTGCACCCATGAACCTCGTAGTTATCAAAGTGTTTAGCCATGTTCGCCTCCTATTTTTTCAGCGTGAAAGTGAAGTGCTGCGCTTTCAAACAATTCAGGGAAATTAAACCCCTCCGAATGGCAGAGATGCAGTATGTCCGCGAGCAGATCGACTACACTGGTTCGCAGATCATTCTTGTCATAGGCCTTTAGCGCTATGAACTTTGCTTTACGCGCGCGCCTTTCGGTGTAGCGCGTATTGTCATTTGCAGGGCTCACAGTTGCTTCTCCTTTGTCAGTTTCTCGTGTTTACTCTCAATCCAGCGGTCAACCTGAGCGTCTGTAGGGATCGACGTTTTAGAAACGTCCGTCCTATGTTTCTCAAGCCATGCCGCCAGTGTATTCAGGTCATCTTGCGCCATAGTGCAGCGCCGCAACGCCTTATTAGCGGCATTCACTATCACTGCCTCATACGTGCCCCAGCCGGTCAGTCGCCTTAGCATAAAGCGGTTGTGCCCTCGCTTGCGGCGCTGCACAAAGCCCTGATTGCGCGTTACAGCCTCGACGTTAATCACCATTATAAAGCCCGTTGGCGCCCTTCGAGCACAAGTAAAACACTAAAATCATCCATATTTTCGCATTCGTCGTTTTCTGCTAAAGCCTCTTTACGGGCTAAAGCAATGGCCCGCGCTTTACTCTCAGCCTTAACAAAAGTGTAAAAAGTATCGTCCCCATTTTGCTGCATATAATCAGGGTAAAATAATAGAACGCTGTATAATCTTTTCATAACTACCCCCTCCAAAAGAATAAAAACAGTTTCACATAGAGCGGTTGAACGCCTAAGCCTTCCGCCGCGCCTTGCCGCCAGCAATAACCCTGCAACCTGCCATAAGCCATAGTGCGAGGCTTTATGGCGGCGAGGTAACGCCGCTCGCGAGCGTTCATGCGAGGTGATAACATGGGGGCGATTGCCGCCCCGTGTCTAAAGCCTGCCCCATAGGCGGCGCGATAATGTCTAAACATGATGCACCCCCTAACCGAACCGCTTGCCGTCAATGGTGAAAGTATACTCGTTCGCGCGTATGCCTTCCGCGAGATATTCCTCGCTCTCGACATATTCGAGTTGCTGCTGCAATAGCGCGGTGTAGTCATCGAGTAGTTGCACCAAAAAGTCGCTTTCCAACGCGTCCACTGATTCACACAATCGACGCTCCGTTTCTGCGTAGTCCGGTGAATCCTCGGGCGGCAATTCGGGCAACGCGTCTATTGCTTCGCAATACGCCTTAGCCGTGACGTAGGTAGCGCAGTGCTCGCCATGGTTAGCAAGTATCGCCTCGCTACACTCAATAGCGCTCACTACGAAATGCCCTTCGAGATTGCGAACGAACGAGGCGCTATCGAGGTCAAAGCTGGTTAGCTTCAGCCCCGCTTGCTCTGCGTCCTCATGGGTGCAATCCCACCAGTTATCTAGCACCGCCGATACTTGGCTGTACCAGTCGCGGGCCTTAGCCTTCGCCTTGTCGTTTAGTTCGTCGTACTCATAAACTACTGTTTCAATCGTTTTCATGATTCTAACGCCTCCTTGGCGTCGTAATAATCAAAGAGGGATTGCACCTGCGCGCCATACGATGCGCGGATAAAGTGTTGCGAGGAGTGTTTGCGGGCCAGGCGCAATGCGTTTAGCGCCGCTTCCAGTTCCTGCTTGTTAGGAGGTTGCTTACGCATGACACGCCCCCGCCAATTCCGGCAACAGAGCCGCGCACGCCTCGATTGCTTCCCACTTCACATAGTGGCAACCGGCGCGCACGTTGCCCTCGGGCGTCACTTCATTAATGGCGTAGTTGCCAAGGCGTAGCGATTGCAGGCCGCTAGGCTTCCATCCCTTGCCGCGCACGCGCTTTACACACTCAAAGGCAACCAGCGCGTCCGCGAGAGGGAAAAACGCACCCCATGACGTTTCAATCTCATCGCGCGCAGCATTGTAGCGCAATAAAATATCAGGACTAGAGCGCAACGCCGCGCCATGAGATGGGTGCGCGTCAGGAAACGCCTCGCAGCGCATCCACATCGCCACGGCCTCGGGACGTAGCGTCGCTAAACGCACTTCACGGATCGCCGCCGCTTCAGCCGCCGCCGCGTTGCGCTTCTCGTTCAACCTACGCACGCGCTCACTGTGAGCGTCATAGGCCGCCGCTGTGTCGCTAAATGCTTTCGAGAGTTTCTTAATCGCGCCAGCGGCCTCGCGGTCATAATTGACGCCTAAGTGCGCGAGCACCGCACGCACACGCTTGCAGTCTTCTAAAAGATTTGCGTGCAGTTTGTGAAGTGTCGCGGGTTTGCGCTTGTCGTCTCTAAGGCGTCTAAAATGCGTTTCTATGGCCTCCCGCAACAAAGAGCTTGCGCGGCAGGCTAAGTTTTCCACCGTTTGGTACTTGGCGTTTACTGCCTCTAGAAAAGAGAGAAACGCCGTCGCATTGAAAGTGCTTTCCGTTTTCCACGCTTTGTGCGAATCAGCACAAAGCACGATCGATGGATATTGATTGACCGCGCGGACTGTTGCGTGGATTTGCTCGCATGTGGTCTTGCTATACCCCTCGCCGTTCACAACAACGAGTTTTTGCCCGCGTTTGTTGGTTACGAACGTAGCAAGCGGATAATGGCGGCCATAGCTGTAGATTGTAGCGCCTTCGAAATAGCAATTGCTTGAGCGGCCTTCATCCTGATTCTGTTGCGCCCATACATGCACAACTTCACCCCAATTTGAAAATACGCGTTTCATAAAATTCTCTCCTAAAAAAGCAGGGTTAAAAATCTCAAGCTAGTTTCGCTTGGTGAGGTCAATATAGACATGGCGACTAGACATTGCAAGCATTATTTTTCGTTTTTGAAAAGAAAATGTGATCCATGAGAAAGCTCAAGGCCTTATCGCGGCGACTATGTGGGGATAAAAAGTCTTATCGCGGCGACTAGGCGAGACTTTGACACTTGCAACTGTCAAAGTCTCTGTTGCGGGGCGAGGCCGATACTTTGACAATTCAAAGTGTCAAAGTCTCAAAGCCGCTATGGCTGGGCGTTTGCGAGGGCGACTTTTC